CCCCCGAAGCTGCAGGATTTAAAGGGCCAAAAGCAATTCAAGATTTTTCTGCTGCATTGGAAGAAGGTCGCTACAAGGGCGAAGCAATGGTTGGATTGCTTAAAAATGTTGGCGTGGTGATGACTCAAGAATTTGGGCCGGGGGCGGAAGGTGCGGCTCGTACATTCCAAGGCAGCATCAATCGTATGCAAAATTCACTCAAGCTTCTATATGAAGCTTTTGAACCTGTTGCAGTGGGCTTTTTAAATAGCGTAGTTACGCCCATGACACAGGGCATTCGTCAAGTGGCAGATGGCGTAAATTCCTTTTTTACGGGCACACAAGCACGCACTGCTGGTGGCTTTGCTTTAGCACAAGAACTGGAACGTCTACGTCCAGCCTTTGATGGAATTAGAACCAACCTGTCTGCATTGATTCAACAATTTAGTGCATTTGGGAAGATTGCGCTAGAGGCATCGAAAATTTTATTACAAATTGCTGGCAATCCAGTTGTTGGATATTTAGCAAGAATTTATACGATTGTTTTGCCATTAAACATAGCTCTTAATGTGATGCGTGGCCTGTGGATTTCCAATGCCGCGCAATTATTAATTTTTAATGCTCGCGTATTAGCGGGCACCAGTACATTAACGGCTTTCCGTGGAATGATGGCAGCCACTGGCAATACAGCGCAAGTCACTGCCGCGTCTATTCGCACGGCTGGTTTAACTCTTCGTACATTTTTTGCTTCTACTGGCGTTGGTCTTGTGCTGGCTGGAATTAGTGCATTGATTGAGCGTTTTATGTCGCTTAATCAACGTTTAGAAGAAACCAAACTTAGAGCCGCTGGGGCTGCGCAAGCTATTCGCAGCATGTCTGCAACGGAAGCCCGGACGGAACAGTTTGCCCGTGAACGAAACATTAGGGACTTGCAATCTTTAATGGGACAATCAACCAATAAACTTGGCAAGCGAAATGTAGCAGTATCTCCTGAAATGGCCAGCCGCTTTGAAGCCGCTGGCATTCCAGTGCAAACAGGCTTAACGGGAAGAAAGTTTATAGAGAAAACAATGATACCTGGCTTGATTCAACAGCAAGAGCAATTTGCTGCTGAATCAAGATTTAGACAAGAGCAACTGAAATTTCGAGAAAAACAATTGACGACTCCTCCTGCACTTGGCGCTATTCCGCCTGGCGAGGGAGAGGCTGGAAAAGGACAAAAACTACAGCCATATGACAGGGGCCAGTTACAAATAATTCAGCAAGCATTTGACAAGAAAAAGCAAATATTAGACAATGAGTTGCTTGCGGAAAAAATCAGCAAGACCGCCTATGGCGTAGCGCTTGCCAATTTAACTGCAATAAAAGAGAAAGCAGAAGCAGAGGAAACATACCGCTTGAAAGTGCTTGAAACAAACCGCGACAATATGAGCGCGGCTGATAAAAAGTTCAAGCTTTTTGATTTAGAAAAAACCAAAACAAATGAGTTGCTTGCTGTTGAAGAGCGGCGTAAATTTGCCATCAAAAAGGCAACTGAAGAAATTCGCTCTCCTTTCAAGGATGCTCTTAAAGATGTAAATAATGAGATTGATAGCCAGGAGATGCAGATTAATAATCTGCGCAATGGTTATATCGGACTGACTGCCGAGCAGGAAGCTCAATTATATATTCAACAGCAGACTAAAAATCTAAGAGCCGATGAATATCGCGCCATCGAGAATACAATTGGCGCATTGCAAAAACAAGTGCAAATTCGCATTGAAAATAATCGCTTGTTGGAGCAAGAACGCAATTTGGCTGGTGTAAGGGCTCGTATTTCCGGAGCCGGTGGTGGCTTGATGGCAGGCTTCTATGGAAGCGCTGCTCAAACTTACGAACGTTCACTGCTGGAATCCAATGGCAATATGAATTATGCGCAACAAATGGCCCAGCTAGAAAGCCAGGCCATGCAGCTAGAGAGCGTATTTGGTGGCATTCAAACCGCCATTGGTGGTATTGGCGATGCTTTTGGCACGATGATGACTCAAGGCATTACGCAACTTATCCAAGGCACGGCCACTGCTCAAGAAGTGTTTTCTTCTTTCCTTAAGGCCGTTGGCGATGCATTGCTGCAAGCCGCTGCTCAAATGATTGCCACTTACATTGCCATTGGTATCGCTAAAGCATTTGCATTTGGATTCAGTAGTGCTGCCAGTAGCAGTGGTTCTGGCGCTCAAATTTCACCATCTGATTATCAAACGGCACCTGGCGGCTTAATACAAGGTGGTGCAGTTCTTGCGGCGGAAGGGGCTTATTTTACTGGAGGCTTCCAAGCATTCGCCAACGGAGGCATGGTGACTGGCCCCACACTTGGCCTTGTAGGCGAAGGTGGCGAGCCCGAATATATTATTCCGCAAAGCAAAATGCGTGGCGCCATGGAGCGCTATGCAGCAGGCGCTCGCGGGGCTGGCGTTATTCCGACTGGCTCTGAAGGTGGTGGAGGTGGCGCAGATGCCATGGCAGCCATGATGGGGCCAATTGATGTGAGGTATGACGTGGAGCGGATTAATAGCGTAGATTATGTGACGGCAGACCAGTTCCAAGTGGGACTGGCTCAAGCAGCGCGACAAGGCGCTGCGCAGGGCGAACAGCGCACATTAAAGCGCCTTCAAATGAGCGCTTCCACTAGAAGGAGGGTTGGCATTTAATGGAACTAGCACTAGGCAATTTTCTTATTCTTACAGAAAGGGGAAACGTTAAACAACGTTTCCAAAACTTTTTTATCAATCAAACCATTGTCTATGAAGGGAATCAATTTGGCTTTTTGCCGTTTGGTTTTTCTGGCGTGACAATTAACAGAACTGGAGACAATACTGAGGCCGACCTGGTATTTCCAAATAATGCATTAAGTCGCAATTGGGCGGTTGAAGCCCTTGACAAAAGATGGTTAGCGCAAGTGGACGTAGTGTTATTAAATCCAGATGATGCCACTAGCTTTGATCGCGTGCATCGTTACGTGAGCATGATCTCTGGCGGTGCATGGCGCGAGGCGGAACTATCCCTCACGCTGAATACCGTTTTGGACGCTGTGGGCGCTGATGCGCCACAGCGGCGCCTTACGCAGCGTTTAATCGGCAACATTCCGACCACTGCTAACGTCCGATTACAGTGATCTATTCATTGATTGGCAAAAAGTATTGCCTTGGTGCAGACGGGAGCGGAGAAGAAATAGATTGTATTCACCTTGTATATGCAGTATTAAAAGAACTTAATATTCCAGCCCCTCAATTTAAGCAAGAATGGTATAGCGCTTCCACTAAAGAAATCATGCGTGATTTGAGAGAATGGGGCCGTCGCATTGATATTCCGCTCTATGATGGAGATGTTGTGCTACAAAAGCAAGAACACTGGAGTTTTGGGGTGGTATGGCAGAAGGGCGTCCTGTATATCAACCGCCTTTCCGAACGAGTGGCGTGGATGCCGTTGACGGGCGTTATCGCGGCCCATTGTTACCGTATGAAAAGCAATTAATTGAGATTGCTGGATGTAGCGAAGAAGAATACAGGCGATTTGTTTATTTAGCCAGAGAACGGGCGCGAGTGCGCCCTGCTGAATATGACAACATCCCCGATATTCAGGCGGCGGAAGCTGTTTGGATACCAATTGTTATTAGCCTTGTTTTAGGCGCCGCCAGTACTGCAGCAGCTTATTTCTTGGCTCCAAAGCCAAGCGCCCCCAATATTCAAGCGCAAGATACTCGCACCCTCACTCTTGATAGTATCAATGGAAACCAGCGATTCTCTCCAACGCATGGTTTCAATAGTCAGGCTGAATTAGCAAATTACGGCGATCCCATTCCCATTGTTTTTGGTCGCTGGACAGGCACTACTGGTGGGCTATTAGTTACGCCCAAGCTTGTTTGGAGCCGCATGTTTAGTTACGGCTCACAACAAGGCGTGAAGATGCTGTTTGTTGTTGGTGAGCAAGGCGTAGCAGATTTTATTGCGCCAGATGGTATTGACCCGCCCCCTGCATTGCCTGGTATTTTTGTTGGCAATGGCGTGTTGGACGCCATTTATGAGCAATCATTTGCTTTCTATTGGAAGCGCAACACAACAGCTTCTAATTTCTATCGAATGCAAGCCGTCAATCTTACTTACGGCACTCGCGGTTCACTAGCCTCTGGCGATCCTGAAAATAATAATGATATTTTTACTTGTCCAGTTGGAGCGCAGTTGGATTCTCCAGCTTTTTGCGCCGCCCATAGTTTAAGCAATAATGCAGAGTTTGGCTGCTATGCACCCATTGCAAATGGCTCAAATTATCGCGTTAATTGGCGCGTTATTCCCATTCCTCATTTACAAGGTCAACGAGATGATCCTGGCGAAAATCTCACTTATGAGCGCGTAAAAATTGCTGGCAGTAGAAACGACACTGGATTCACGAACGAAGGGGACGATGGTGGTGGATACAAAAGTGTTCGTCCTTTGGGAATGAGCGGCACTGGCCGTAACTACAGCCGCCGCATGGGCATCACTCATTTAAATGACGTAGAAGTGCCAGAAAGTGCCGGCACTCAAATTCGTCCTGTTTCTCGGGAAGATATTATTGTCTTTACCATTGATGGCGGAAAAATTCCTGAAGGTTATTACAAGGGACCAAACAGGGAAATTAGTGTTGACGACATTAATGATGCCACAGAGGAGATGCGCAATGCCGCAGACGATGCATTGCAGGTGGGTGAAATTGTAATGATTGGCCGCACCACTTGGCAAGTTATTTCTCGTGATCTTGCCATTTGGAGGCTTGGCAGCACGCAAAAGATTCGCCTCAAATGCATTGATATAAGCTTGGCTGGCGTGAAAAACATTGGCCTTGTCTCTAATGGAATGTTGACAAGGGACTATTTGAGCGATAGTGAAGATCAAGCGGCTTCCAATCAATATAATGCGGGCGCTGCGTTCTTTCCATTGATGAAAGTAGCAAAAGCTGTTGTGCGCAACACGCGCTCTTGTAATGCCACTGAAATTGGCATTCGTAGTAATGTGTATCAACGCATTAACGGCTTATGTAATTTCCAGACAATTCCTAGCCCGGAGCAATTAAAAAATTTAGAGAGTCAACGCATTTCGATTACTACAGGCACTGTCAATGCCGTTATCACTCGTTCTTCAATATTTACAATTTATTTGCGCCCGGCTGGCACTAATTCTTCGGGAAACGAATTTACTTGGCAGCCGTTAGGCGAAGAGTTTTGCATTATTGGTAATGAGCCAAAAGAACAATACAATTTTATTCGCATTGAACATCCTGATAAACGCCAGTACGAATTTAAACTAGTACCAATTAATGGTACAGATTTTGGGCAAAACTTTAGCGATGAAGAATCTCTTTGGCATCTCCACCATGGCGTTGACAAAACCGCATCTCGCCAGGAACTTGTTAGTACTTATTCTAATATTTATGGCAGCTTTAAAGTTAATTCCGTTGGCCAAATAGTTAAAAAGAGAGAAATTAAAGGCAATAATGAGTTTATGACAAAGCCAGCAGAAACACAAATTACCACGCAAACTCCGCAGCCTTCTAACGTTGGTATTCTCGATTATCTTCCCAATGATGGCGCGTTTTTAGATCGCACTCTTTCTGCTGTTGAATGGCTTGATTGGTTTACAAATGCCACGTTTGATTATGCTCCCATTGGTGGGCGTGCAGGATCTTTTACCTGGGAACTCACACGCTTAGCTGGCATTGGATCCGCCGATGACTATCCAGGCAATGCTGGCACCCGCGTAACATTTGAATATAAGCATGATCTTACTGGCGGGCGCTGGTATATCATGCGCTACACATTAAACAAGTCGCAATTATCGGAAACTAATAGTCATTTTTCTGGGCAAATTTATGGTTGGGTAATTGAACAGGAGAACGTTGTTTCTGCTTCTAATAATTGGGAAGGGCTTGGGCAATTTATTGCTACCTTCAACACAATCAATTCCAACCCTTTCCGCTCACCACCGAACGCTCCTCTCATTTCAACGATTGGCCGTAAATATCGCGTTAGCGGTGTTATCACTAGAGATAGTTCATCTGGAAGAAGGCAAGGGTATTATCGCGAAGCTTTTGGCAATGCTAATAATTATGCTCGCGGATATTTGCAAACTTATGACATTAATTGGTCGTCGCAAATGGTTGTGCGTCTAAAAAGTACAGTGGTTGATGCTGCTGGTAATTTTGGTCAAAGCAATCAATGGACCGATCCTATTATTGAAATTGCAAGCGTTGGCGGGGGGTTTAATTTACAGCGCGGCGATCTTTATACCGACTCTAAAACAGTGAGTGGCTCCAACCCTTACAGAATACCAGGATCAACAGTCGGCGTTCGGCTGGTTTTAGAAAGTTTAAGCGCAGCAATTTCTCGCAATATTGTTTACCCAGGACGTGTTTTTGAATTTCAAAGCCAATATGCCGACATTAGTTTATACGGCAATTTAGTGGAAAAATCTAACGCCAGCAATCCTGAACATAGCGTGGTCTATGTTAATGAGATTGTGCGTAATGAAGAAGCTCCTTTATATGACCGCATGACTATTGCTGGACTTGCGATAAAGGCTTCAAGAAATTTTACCAACTTAGACCAAGTGAGATTTTGGCTGAAAAATGGCATCCCAGTGAAGCATTTGCATCCAGGCGATAACAATGAAATAGGCCCCAGCAATTTATTCACTGATCTTGTTTATTACTTATTAACAGACAGAGTGGCCGGAGTTGGCAACACTCTTAATATGTCTCATGACAATGCTCCGTTAATTGATTCGGATCAAATGGCTACCACTTGCAAATTCCTTAGGGCCAATAAATTGTTCTTTGATGGCATCATTGGTAGCAGCATTAACGTGAGGCAATTTATTGCCGATACGGCACCATTTATGCTTTGCAATTTTGCAATTACTGACGGGAAATTTGCGCTAGTCCCCGCATTACCAGCCAATATGAATGGATCAATTAGCACTAGCCCAATCACAATCAAGCAGTTATTTACTGCTGGCAATATTATCGAAGATTCTTTTGAGCTTACATATTTAACTGCAGAACAACGCAAGGATTTTCAAGCTGCCATGCGTTTTAGGGAAGAGCGCGAAAATCAACTCACTGCTGAGAAAAACATTGTGGTGCGATGGAAAGAAGCCAATAGTAGCTCCTATCCATTGGAACAATTTGATATGTTGCAATATTGCACAAGTCAGCAACATGCTGAGCTGGTGGCACGATTCTTCATGTCGGTGCGTCGTCGCATCACGCATACCATTCAATTTAAAACCACGCCCTACGGCATGGATCTTGCCCCTGGTGACTATGTGAGAGTAGTGACGGAAAGCAATCCCTATAGCTCGGCTCAGAATGGCAGCATTGGCGCTACAGGCGTGATTACTAGCGCCACAGAATTTACTGATGGTCAATATCGCATCTTGAGTTACGGCCCGTCGTCTGATGAAACCAGGGAAAGTATCATGACTGTTAGTGGAGGCATTGTTCAGGATAGTTCTTTGTATAACAATGTTTTCACTGTTCTCACTTCCACTGTCTCTCAAAACGTCTACATGATTGAACAACTTACTTTGGATAATGAAGGGACGGTATTAGTTTCCGCCTCTGAGTTCCCATGTGACGATCAATTGGTTAGCCTTATTGCTAAGGATGTAACTAATTCCGCTCAGTTTGAAGTGGAGGGCTAATGGCATTTCCCAACTTGGTTCCCACGAGTCGTGTTTTTGATGCCGGAGAATATCCCATCAAAAATTTTAGATCACAATCTGGCGTGGAAATTCGTATTTTGTATGGCAGCCAGCGCACTGGCATGAAACTAGAACTGTCTTATGACAACATTGCAGATGGAGATGCGCAAGCTTTTATTGATCACTATGACGAAGTAAATGGAAGCTATGGAACATTTACCATTCCATCGATCACTAAAAACGGTTGGACTGGAAGCGCCTCAACTATTGACGTGGCCACTGGTAATTCCTGGCGATATGAAGGAGCTCCGCAAATTTCTTCTGTCAAGCCCGGAAGAAGTAGTGTGCAAGTACAATTAGTCGGAGTTTTGTAGACTAATAGCACGAGGCTTTAATTATGGCAAAAATTTACACTGGTAGAGACGGAAGCTTGTTGCTAGGTGGCACCACGCTAGTGAAAGTATCCTCGTGGTCGCTTCAGGGCGAGCTAGAAACGCTAGAAACCACCACTCTTGGGGACGACCAGAAAACTTACGTGCCTGGCTTGCAAAGCTTCAGTGGCAGCGCAGGTTTATTGTATTATTCAGACGATGCCAATAGGAATGACGCCAGTACATTGCTGAGAAAAATTGTTAAAACTAGTGGAGTGAGCGCCAGCGATACTGCTGAACTTACACTGCGCCTGAGCGATGGCAATACCAATAAAGACGTGAAATTCACTGTTTATATTACTAGCGTTTCTATTGGTGCTGCTGTTGGTGAAATTAGCAAGGCTGATATCAATTTCCAAGTGACTGGTGCTCCTTCGTCGGTGACAATGTAATGAGCGTATATCTCGGGCGATTTGGACAAGTTGAACTCAAACGTCAATCTTTTGATGGCTTGAAATATTCCGTTGTCAATCCATCGGATATTAACACCAGCAAAAAACGATTTAGCTTTGATTTTGACATTGGCCTATTGCATAGTGGTGACCAGCTAGAAATTCGTTCCACTGATGGCAGCATTCTTGCTTTTGTAGCCGCTGCTGGCTGGGGAAACAGCCAGCAGCAATCAGCGGGCACTTGGTATGTATATATTGATGATCTTGGCGGCATTCGCCTTTATTCTTCTTTTGACGATGCATTAGAAGGCTTATCTGTAAATGCCATTGCTCTTCAAAGTATTGCAACAAACATTCCTATTTCCGTCAAGATTGTCAATAGCATTGCCCGCATTTTGGCGCAATGCACTTCTTTTGAACTGAATACAAACAGAGAAACAGTAGACACCACTGCATTGGGAGAAGAATTTAGAAGCAATCAATCTAGTTTGATTTCAGGCAGTGGGAATTTACGAGCTGTTTGGGAATATCTGCCAACGGAAGTAGATAATAATCCCGCTGAAACAGTACATTATTTAATGCAACTTGCATTGCGCACTGAAATTGGCAGTGGTTTTGCGGCTAAACTTTACATAAAAACGGCTGGAGATTATTCATTAGGCACTGCTGCTGATGATGAATTGTGGTATGAAATTGATGCCATTGTGACACAGGCGGGCGTTAGCTATGGGGCTGACGCCTATGTTGAAATAGCCATTGATTTCGTGACAACTGGCCCCATAAGATTGAGGGCCAAAACTATTACTAGCAATATAATCTTACAGGAGAATACAGATGATATCCTGCTTGAGCAAGATGCGACGGCTAGACTGTTGCAAGAAGTTGTTGCTTAGCAAAGTTTACTAAGATGGCCGACCTTAGGATTTCCGAACTTAATAGTCTTTCTGGGGTAGATTTAGCGGGCGGTGATTTACTGCCCGTGGTGGATACGTCTGCAAGCGAAACAAAAAAGATTGTTGTTAGCGGCTTCACTCAATATGCCATTGGCCTGCTGCCTAGCGGCACCATTGCTGCCTCTAAGATTACTTTTAGCGGCGGGGAGGTCGGCACTGTTGCATTAGCTTCTGGAGCCGTTACTACTGCCACCATTGCCACTGATGCTGTTACTGGCGTCAAGCTGGCTAATGAGAGCACGATTGATTTAGTTACAAGCCTGCCTGGCAGTGGAGAGTTTGTTGGCCAAGGCGCTCTCAACACTTCCACTGAAAAATTATTTGTTTGGGACGGCAGTAGCTGGCTAAGCATCAAAGCGGCGGGGTCGGTCAATACGATTACTGGCGACACTTCAGGCGTGGTGAATTTAACGGCCACCACCTCGGGCGATACCGTCACTCTTGTTCCTTCACTGGACAACACTGGAGCTGCTGCACAGTTCTTGGCCGGCCCAGCAGCAAATTCTGGCGCGGTTTCTTATCGCACCATTACTGGCGCTGATCTTCCCGTTCCCACTGCAAGCGGGCGTGGTGGCGTGGCAATCAATGGAGAAGGTCTTCGCGTTGACGGAAGTGTCCTGGAAATTGACAATGATTTAAGCGCTAGCGCCACTTATAGCCTTGTCACTTACAACGCTAAAGGACTCATTCTTGATGGTCGGGCTATTACGAGCGCAGACCTGCCTGTTGCCACTGCAAGCGTAGTTGGAGCCGTGTTGCCTGGTACTGGCTTAGGAGTGAGTGCAAGTGGTGTGTTAAACCACACTAATTCTGCCACTGCTGGCACTTATACGAAAGTCACAATTGATTCGCAGGGCCATGTGGCAGCGGGCACTGTCCTGACTGATGCCGACCTTCCCAACCATAGTGCTGCTTTGCTTACGGCAGGCACATTAGATATTGCTCGTGTTGGCACAAATACTATTATTGGTGAAAAATTAGCAAACTATGCAGTAAGCAAGATTGGCGATACGCAGCCAACTGCAGACCATATTGGTCAGTTCTTCTTTAATCCACTATCCCGCGACCTATTCCTCTGGGACGGCAACGTTTTTCAGCCGATTGGTATTTCAGTTGGTGAAATTATCTTTGCTGGCACGTTTGATGCCTCCAGTGGTGGTGGCACGGGTTTAATCGCTTCCGTTACCGCCGAGGGTACAGCTATTGGTTTGGTTGTCGGCCAAGCTCTGCCAGCAGCCGCTACTGCTAATAATCGTTACTACTTGGTGGTGTCAGAGGCTGGCACGATCACCTCGGGTAACGCGCCTCAAGTTGCGCTGACTCCGCCGGACATCATCTTGTCAAACGGCGCCAACTGGACTGAAATTGACGTTTCCCAAACCATTACAGCGCAGGTTGCTAGCAACGTCAGCTTTACGCCGGCTGGTGATATTGCAGCCACCAACGTCCAAACCGCGATTGAGGAAGTTGATAACGAAAAACTGCCCAAAGCTGGCGGCACTGTTACCGGCGAACTGCTGATTGGAACGACGGGCAGCCTTGCATTTGAAGGTGCCAGCGCCAACGCCTTTGAAACGTATCTGACGGTGGTAGATCCGACGGCTGATCGGACCATTACTTTCCCTGATATTTCTGGCACCGTCATCACCACGGGTGACACTGGCACGGTGACCAGCACGATGATCGCTGACGGCACCATTGTCAACGGCGATATCAACGCATCTGCCGCGATTGCAGATACCAAGCTGGCAACGATTAGCACCGCCGGCAAAGTTAGCAACAGCGCCACCACAGCCACCGACGCCAACACCGCATCAGCAATCGTTGCTCGTGATGCTTCTGGCAACTTCACTGCTGGCACGATTACAGCCAATTTGAGCGGTAATGCCTCAACAGTCACCACCAATGCCAACTTGACTGGTGATGTCACGTCTGTTGGTAACGCCACCTCGATTGCCGCTGGTGTCATTGTTAATGCCGATGTCAACGCCTCTGCAGCCATCGCTGGCACCAAGATCAGCCCTGACTTCGGCAGCCAAACGATTGCCACCACCGGCATTGTTAGTCATGCTCTCGGAACTGCTGGCGCCCCCACCGTCACCTTCACTGGCGACACCAACACCGGCATTTTTTCACCCGGCGCAGATCAAGTAGCCATCAGCACTAATGGTACGCAAAAC